GATTCTTGGTTCTCAAGAAGAACTGCGGTTACGGCCTTACGATATCTGTCTGTAATTGGGTTTAGATCGTTGTGCTCCAAAATAGGAGCCCATTTTCTTTGTAGCTGTTCTGAATTAAACATTTGGTGTAAACTCCTGGGTTGTTAAATTTATTTGTTAGGAATCTATTAATATTTATAAAAAATCTAGACTATCACTGAGCCCATCTGGAAACAGCATTCACATATGCTGCCATTGGTCCCTCATAGAAATCTTGATTCTTTTCAACTAGGTCTTCCACATAATTTGACTGAACTCTAGGGAAATAATTTTCCTTAATTGTTCCAATCTTCTCACGGAAAGATTCTTCACTCATAAACTCAACACCTTCTGATAGGTTGAACAGTTTTTCTTTCTGTGTTTCTGCTAGACCTTCGGATACTTCTGCAATAATTCCATTTTTAATGTATGATCCGATTTCTTGGTTTAGCTCAACATTGATTTCAATCTGTTCGTTGAGTTTTTCCTCCATCTCATCTAGTTTAGTTGCCATTTCGGCAACTACATCTTGTTGCTCTTCAGGAAGATCAATATTGTTCTCCAAGAAGAGATTTGCAAGACCTTGCATTAGATTTTCAGCAATTTCGGTCTTGATGCCATTATCAATAGAAAGCTGGTTCTCAGCAATCCACTGCTCAGCAACATAATCAAGGTGAGCGTCTACACGAGTCTCTAGGGACTCAGCAATCTCTTCGATTTCTTCGATTAGACGCTGTTCGTATAGTGCCTCAAACTTTTGAACTTCTTCAACTACTTTTGCTTTTACTGCAGCTTCAAAAATTGTAGCTGCTTTTTGCATAAAGTGTTCGGAGAGTTCTTCTCCGTAGAAGAGAGCATTGAGATCGTCGGTCATATCGACTTCAATCTCTTCTGCTTTCATTTCTGTTTTTTCTTTTTTAGAAGATTTTTTCTTATCTTCTTTCTCATCTTCATCTTCATCATCTTCTTCATCATCTTCTTGAGCTTCATAAATTAGCTCTTCATCATCTAGCTCTTCCTCTTCTCTCATTCCCTTTTGACCAGGAGCTGAGCCTTGAAGGCGAGCCATTCCATCTGGTGACTTTGCACCAGCATTTACTTTAGAAGATGACTTACTCATTCTTGAAGAAGCCTTTTTGCCAATTTCATCACCTTCTGGTTTGGTTGTAGAAGAACCACCTAGTTCCTCTGGTGATGCACCCTGGCCAGGAGTGCTGTGCTGTAGTTTTTGCATACGGTCTCCTGGTTTTGCGTGGGCGGTGACAACGTTTCCTTCTTCTAGAAATTCGTCAAATTCTGTATTTAATACATTGGACATCGAAAAAAACCCTCTAGAAATATGTGATATTTTCTACTATTATTTATGAAATTTTTATATTACGAAGAAAACTTTCAAAAATTTGTAGTTTTCTTTCAGTTAAACTATTAGAAGATGCATTATTAATTGCTCGTCTGTAACTATTAATTACTTTTTCTTCTAACATGCCATTATTCCAAATCCACTCTTTACCTTCCATAATACCTTGTACAAAAGCATCTGGAGCAGAAGGATCTGCAACAATGTCTGCAGCAGTAGATAACATAAAATCATCTTTTACTACATTTACTCCATTTCTTTCCTCAATAGAACCAATGCCTCTTGAGGAAACTCCTAAACAAACACCAGACTCAAGAAGAGACTTGGCGATTTTGCCCATTGGAGTTTCTAGAATTTGAGCTTTACCAATAAAGTTTGTTCCTTCTGCACGAAGAGAAACAATTTTATGGGATACTCTATCTAGATTAATTGTTGGGCTATCTGGGTGTCCTAATTCACCTAGAGCACGACCTTTTGCAACGTAGTTCTCATTATATGAGCCTACTTCTCTATTGAGAGTATCCATTGGATACATGCGACCATTGCGGTTTTTTAGTTCCGCCTGAAGAAATACTCCTTCAATATATAGGTTTTTTTTACCACCTTTTTCTTCGGTGATAACCTTAATATTTTCTATGGTTTCTGTGATTAGTTTCATTGTTCGTACTCTTCTTCTGGTACATCTTCTTCATCTTCATCATCTTCATCATCATCGTCATATTCATAATACTCGTCCTCATCTTCATCCTCATCTTCATAGTTTCCTGTTGCAAACATATTCTGAGCAAGTTCAACTTTTCTCATTCCGATCTTTTCTGAGGCAAGACCAAACAAAGTATCATAAATTTTTTCATTTGCATTTATATTGTTTCTAGCAATAATGCTGTCAACAATTTCTTGTGACAAAGACATAAAAACCTCAATGATATATTAAAATTACAATAACTATTTATTAAAATTTACCTTTCCCATAATCAGATGGGGCGATAAAGTCTTTAAATTGGCTATTAATTCCGCCTCCTGCTGGACCAGCTTCTCCAGATGCAGCCATATCAGGTTGTACCTGTTGATCTTGACCTGGGGGCAACATACCTTGTTGATCCATCATCATTTGATTTGGATCTTGGATAATTCCAACTTCTTTCTCCTTTTCAATTTGCATATCAATTTCTTCAATTTCATCATCAGTTTGTTTTAAAATTTGTCTGCGAACATATTCTACTGAGAAATATTTACCCAAATATGGCTCAACTTGATTTACAATGTTAAGTCTATCATTTAAGATTTCAGATTCTTTTAATTCATTGAAATGATTATCAAAAATATAATCGTACTGAATATATTCTTTCATTTCTTCCCAATCATCTGCAGTAATAATTCCTTTTAGAATTAGTTGAGTCCTGAGAAGATCATGGAATAGATCACTAAAACGTTTACGAAGTCTACCAACAAATTTAGCAAATTTTAGTTCGTCTCTGGTGATTTCGTTAGTTCTTCCAATGGTGAATGAAGATTCCTGCTCTAGTCTTGATAGAGGAATGTTGAGAGATTTGTAGAGTTTCTTCTGGAAATATTTAACGTCCTCTAGTTCTCCGAGGTTTTGGCCGCCAGGAAGTGTAGTAATTTCTGTACCACGACCACCTTCACGACGAGGAAGCCAAAAGTCTTCAAGCATACTCATATGCTTTCTATCATCTCTGATTTCACCAGTCGCAGAATCATATACAACTTTATTTCTATATCTACCCATTACTTCACGTAGATACTGCTCAGCTTTTATTTTTGGTAGATTGCCTACGTCAATATAGAAAATACGACGCTCTGGTGCTCTTGAAAGTCTGTAAATTACAAGTGAGTCTTCAATCATTCGGAGTTGATTAACAGATTTAATAGCCTTGTATAGATAACTCAAGACCATATTTCTGTTGTGATCAAATAGCCCAGAAGGAACATAAGTTACTGCATCATTAGAAATTTTGATGCCATTTGCATCAGAACCTTTGTAACCTTTTGGGAAGTAAATATAGTATTCAATAAACTCACCGTAATCATACTTCTGTCCCTCCATTGTAGTGAGAGAGTCTACGTTTTTCTGTCGTTTAATTTCTCGGACTCTTTTAATTTTTAGAGAGTCAATATATCTAAGTTCTTTGATACCTTCTTTTGGTTTATCAAAGTCAATAATTTTATGGTAATATAATCTACCATCAATATACCAGCGGCGAAAAATATTATGACACTTTTTATCAAAATTTAAAAGACGTAAAATGTTAGCAAATTCTTCTTTAATTGATTTTTTAATTTTATCACTTGCTTGAAGAGTAGAAAGTTCTACAGATACTGGAGCATAATCCAAATCACTACTAATAGCTTCATTGATAATATCATCAATGGCACTATCAATCTCTGGATGTAATGCAATTTCTCTATATTTTCTAACCAGCTCAAATTCATTGTTGTGTTGACCAACACCATCTAGATCTAGATACTGACCAAAATAGGCACCAGCCGCTACTACGGAGGTGCCATCATCATCATTGGGAGGCGCTGGTGAGAACGCCTTTGCTGGTTTCTTTTTTCTATCTTCAATTGAGAAACCAAATAATTGAGTCATAATATTCCTATAAATTCTATAGTATTATTTATTAGGAGAAACTCTTGTTGGTTGCCTCGAAGAAGTTGTACTGGAATTCTACAGTAAATTCTTCAATTTGGTCATTTGCTTCATAAGAAAGATCAATTGAAGAAATTGATGAAGGCCATGAATCATAAAATTTGTATGCACGAACAATAGAATCTTGTGGATCTGATCCTGCTTTAGATGGATTAGATGGAGTCTTATCTGGAGTAAATCCATCTCTGCTGAGTTGGAATACTGTCATATCTACACAATATGAAGCTCCTCCGTCAGTTCCAAATCCTAACTGAGATGTGTTTTCTGTTAGAGCATTGATTCCTCTTGACCATGCTTCAAAAGCTCTTCTAATTTCAAAGTTGCCATCATTAATTACAGTTACAGACCATGGTTCAAATGTTCTGTCTCCAGCAACTTTGAGCATCCTTCCTCTATAAGGAACTTCAATAGTTCCAATACTTGAAGAAGGAATTTGAGCAGTCTTTACTAGAAATTCTGCTTGTGAAGTTAGACCAGTGCCTGTAATTTGTCCTCCAATTTCTGCAATTTGAGAAAGGCTTGAAGGGAAGTTGAGTCTAACCATGAATAGATTAGGTCTTGCACCACCCTTCTTTAATTGGGATTTAAATTCTGAAATGCTAGTAGCCATCTTATTTTTCTCCTAGATAATTGGTACAAAATTAAAATTACTGAGTTAGTTCGCCAAATGATACTCCAGTTCTTGTAGCAATAAAAGTAATAGTGATGTAGTTAATGCTTCTTGCAGGTTGAATATAAATTTCAGCATTAAACTCATTTCTGTCAATTACATCTGAAGTATTATTAGTTTCATCACATACTACAAGGAAATCATAAATTCCTCTTCTGCCCTGAACACCTCTGAGATATGGTTCTACAGCAGCTTTGAATGAACTTCTAGTAACGTCATCATTAACTTCAAATAATTGGAATTTAGCAAATCTTGCAATATTTTTTTCAATTTCAACAAAGAGTCTACGAACATTAATTCTACTAAATGCACTTGTAGAATTTAGAGCTGTTTTATCACCGAATAGTACAATTCCCTGCCCTGGGAAAGAAACAATAGGATTGATTGCATTATTGTATAGTCTATCTCTTTCAGACTGTTTTGGTGAGTATGCAAGTTTAGTTGCATTTCTTAGATTTCCTCTATTGTATCCAGCAGGTGAGAACCAAGTTTCTGAATTAATAGTGGTTGAAATACAAAGGCCAGCAACATCAGCAGCACATGGTACAAATCTATATTTTTGATTGTACTTATCGTAAATATACTTGTAACCTGAATCTAGAATCGCAAAAGAGCTTCTATTAATATTTGCAAAGAAATCAACAATAAGATCAGTTTTCTGTGAGGTTGTTTCTGAACCAGTTACAGATGATCTGGATGGAGATGCAACAACCATGCAATCACGTCTTGCCTCAGCAATAGTGATTAGTCTGTTAATTAACTGACCACTCATTGTGCCAGGAATTAGGAAATCAATATCATTAAACTCTTCAGCATCTGAGAATATATCATAACCTGTTTCAATTGCAGAAGTTAAATCTACAGCAGTATAATTAGATCCTGTTTCCTTTGAAGTGGTCGCTGCACTCAAGAATGTAAATCCAATAGATGAACTAATTCCACCATCTGGACTATCTGAAGGATCATTATACGCAATTAGTGTATATAATCTATCTTTGCTACTTGCGGCACTATCTGCAATAGTTCCAGTTACAGTAGATGAAGAACTTCCAGGTAAAGTAACATTATCTAATGGTAGTGAGGATGCACTATAAAAATTAATTCCAGTTCCAGCACCAGGATAAATGTATGTAGATTTTTGAGAAATTGCATCATGGAAATATGTTAAAGCTCCATCTAGATTTCCGCCATCCTTTGCTTTAGAAACAAAGGTATACTTTTCAATGATTGCGTTGCGTTCACCTGCAATAGTTCCCTGTTCATCTAAAACAAGAATGTGCATTTCATCGAAACGTCCACCTAGTTTTTGAACTCCAAAAGAAGTTCCTGGTTGAGGAGCAATATCTCTCCACTTTAATCCTGGAGCATATTCTAGGCTATCATAGTAATCGTTTACTACTGATGCGATGTCTCCAGCGGCAACTAAAGTAGTATTGTCTGCTTTAAGTAGTGTGTATCCTGCTAATGCAGAAGCTGTCGTTGAAGCTGGTAATCTATTAGTTGAATCTTCTAGTGTGATATATAATTTTTTGTTGGTTGTATCTACTTTATAAATCCATCCATATCCAACTGTTTCATCTGGATTTGGAGTGGTATTTACAATTTTAATGTAATCTCCAGCTGCATATACTGGATCATTATCAATAGTTGTATATGTAACAACTTGATCAGCACCGTGGTCAACAGCAACTACTTTAAGTGCATTGAATCTTGAACCTGCAGTTCTAGCAGCAAATTTGAAATTTACAGTATTTCCAGGCTCAGAATATTTTTCAAATTGTGTTTTATTCTTTACCAATAAATTAGTGAGACCGTCACTGTTGGCAGTGAGTAATCCGCTAGAAGACCCAGATGGTCTAACTACAGCAGCGATTCCGCCGTATTGAATAATTGAATTTGCAGCAAACCAAGATTCATAATTCTTCTCGTTTGGTTTGCCAAAAATTTCTACTAGTTCCTTTTCACTGGTTACATAAATTACTTCGTCTACAGGACCTGACTCTGCAGCAATAACAACTGCACCAATGTTTTGATCTGAAACATTGACTGTAGGAGTTAAGTCGATTTCTTTAATGGATACTCCAGGTGAAGCAAACGCCATGTTTATTACCTCTATGAGATTTTTTTCTCAAAACTATTTATTTATATTTACATTTTGAGCGGGGAAACAATACATGAACACTTACCAGTCAGGATATTCCCACATGACATCACATTTTTTAGATTTTCTAGAATTAATTATTCTATTAATAGTACAAGATTTACATTCATATGAATACGAAGAAGGGTATCCGACTCTATCTTTACGGGTCATATAAAAATCGGATAATAGATCTTTTTCTTTGTTGCAAGTTCTACAAATTCTAACATAGAGAAGTAAATGTTCAAGTATAAATTGATCTTCTACATCCATTATTGATATTCCCACATATATGCTATATCTCCATATTCATCAGTATTCCACTTATTATCTGTAGCAGCAGTCCAATAGTCTCCTTTAGTATCTACAAATGTAGTTTCTGAATCAGTTAAGCCATCCAATATAAAACCAAATGGAGCCATATCCTGCTCGATAGCTTCTCTTTGATCTTCAAAAATTCTTTTCCTAACGTCATTTGATGTAAGCTCTCTAAAGTAAGGTTGAGTAGATAACCAAGAGAAAATTACGAGACACATTGCCAAGTCATCATTGCAACCTTCCTCAGCAGAGAAACTGTCACTCTTTTGGATAAATGTAGTTAACTCACTGATAATATCATAATCTGGAACTAAAAGTTTATCATCTTCAATCATTGCTTTTAGGTTGGCACAGCCATACTTTTTGACTGCTTTGGTCATCTTGACACCGAGTTGTGCCTTGTTGGAAAATCCAGTTCCAACAATCTGCCCTGCACGACCTTTCATTGCACACATCAGCAAATTATCGTACTCTAGATCAAACTGCAGGATATCTGCTACCTGACCACCAATATCATTGACTTCCACCAATACATTAGCATTATTGTAGTTTTTACCGACTGTATCTATGATATTGGGGAAGAGGATGGGTTTTATCTCATTATTCTTGTATTTTGCTACCATTTTATAAGGGATTGTAGTGACATCCATTACCACAAAGGCAGAGTAATCATTTCCAACTCCCCTAGCAACGTCAACGGTCATTACATAATCATGACCATCTATTGGCTCTTCGTATACATCTAATCCACCACTTCGTTTCAATGGATCTTCATAAACCATTGCACGAAGTTTATTAGGATTGATTAAAGTATCAACAGATCCCAGGAAGGTACATTCAAATTCTTGCTCAAACTGTCGTTGAGAAGTGTTTGCAATAGTTTCTTCTTTCCACTTCTGGTCTCTTCCTGGGACATCCCACCAATTAACTTCTAGTGGGGTATAACTGTTCTTTCCTCGTTCTGCATCATGCCAGAACTTATAGAACATGTTCATTCCATTTGGAGTGGAAATGATAATAACTTTGGTAGTCTTACCAGATGAAATAGTAGGATATACAGAACTAAAGAACTGTTCTGCAATATGGTTTGGAATGAACGCAAACTCGTCAAGGAAGATGATGTTAAAAGAGTTTCCTCGGACAGCAGATGATGAGGTAGAAGCAGCAATAATCTTGGATCCGTTCTCTAGCTCCAGTGATCCACGGTTCCAAGAACCCACGCCCTGCTGTAACCATTTAGGTAGATTTTCGTATGATAACTGCAATCTGGATAGAAGTTCCCTTGAGGTCTCTGCTTTGTTTGCAAGAATTGCGATTTTTACATTTGGATTGAACAAAGCGTAATGTAGCAGGTAGGAAACAACCGTAGTTGATTTTCCAGTCTGTCTTGGGAGCTTTGCGATATTAAATCTATGCCTATGAAAATTGTCGATCAATTTTTCTTGGAAGTCCCACATTTTAAATGGGACTAGACCTTCATCAAGAGAAACAATTTTGATGTATTTTTTTGCAAAGTAAATTGGATCTTCCTGGCATGTCAAATACTCTTCTAACTGTTCAGAAGTAAATTGTATTTGTACGTTAGAAGGTTTGAGGTTAGGATTACCTTTATAACTAGATCTTTCACTCATAATAAATTATTTTAATTTTGGTTTTTGCCAATCGGGACCTTTTAATTTTGCTTTTGCTGCAGATTGTTCTCCTGCACTTGTTGTTCTATCTGCAAGATTTCTAATCTTTGCTTGTCTCTTAGCAGCACTATGTCCAGAACCAATTTGAAAACTTACATTATCTGCCTCATTCATAAACTCAGAGAAAGACTTTGATTCACCTCTTAGTTGACGATAATGAGCTTTTAATTCTGCTCCACCAGAAGCTCTAGCACCTTTAAGCCAAGGATCTTTATCTGAATCATTTGGCTTATTAACTGGCTTGGTGCTTGATTTATACTTAACTTTTGACGAAGCTGGTTTGCGAGGCATATAGATTTTTCCACCACTTCCAGTTCTCTCGCCAGTATCTACTCTATTCTTCAATCTATCTACAATTCTGCTAAGTACTCCTTCATCAATTTTCTCATCTGATGCCAGATATTCTGCAGCAGTATCTACAAAGTCTGCAGCTCGTGTAATTTTTGATTGTACCCATGCAGGAAGTTGTTGATCAGATTTGCGAATAATTCTGCGAAGCATAGCAATAGATCTTTCCATCTGATCTAATTCAAGCTTTGCCATATACCCTTCATGGTCTTTTATTTTACCAGAAGCAATTTCTTTATGATCTTCGTTCATCTTTAATTGTCTGGTGTTCATTTCCCATGCACTGGGTCCATAGGAACATTCGGATTTAGTCTCCTTTTTTTCACATAGATGGCAATAACGAACTTCTTCTTTTTCTTCTTTGACGGATTTTTTTCCATCTTTCCATTGAGACTTTAGTTGCTTTTCCATTTTTAGTAAATGCTTGTAATAGTTAGGAAACTCAGCAATGTGTTGGAGAGCAATTCCATAAGCCTCGTCATGAGTGGTTACATGCTCTCTTTCTACAGTAGAACCGACTTCTGCCTGTCTAACAACATAATCAACAGAAACGCCATGTTTTTTGGCGATTTCTTTTTCTGTAGGAACTTTCTTTTTCATCTGCTAATTTCCTCCCAGTCCATAGAAGCAACTACAGTATCATTAGCACCATCAGAAGTAATGCTAAGTGTGAGTTCATAAGGAACTCCAGTTAATCCATTTCGTTCTAACTGGAATTTGAAGAGTGCTTCTTTTAGAATATCAACTTGAGTTACTCCTTGATTTGAAGCATTAAAAAATCCACTTGCTAGTATTCTTCCATCAGTAACAGAAGTTCCTGTGATATTATATTCAACTGAACTATCAGTACCAGCACTTACCCAAGAACCGCCATTCACAGTTCCACTTGCTCTCACCTGCCACCCATAAGCACCAGTAGAAATTGGCATCATAGAAATTGCTGTAAGAATTACAATAGCATCTAAATTAGTTGCTTTTAAACGCAATCCAACTACAGGATAATATGTTCCAGCAGTTCCTAATGTTCTTGGAGTATTAACTGGAATATTAACTGCCTGTTGCAATCCACGAAGTTCATAACCACCTTCGGAAATGACAGTAGAGCAAACTTGCTTCATCGTACTACTACCACTTGTGGCACCAGTATTAGTAAGCTCATATCTCAATGGAAGTGATGCTGTTGTGATATAAGTTGATGCAATTGCATTTGCATGGTGGAATGAATGACAGAGGATAAACTGTCCGTTTATTACAAATCCCATTCTTACAGTACCAAGTCCTAACCACTCGATATCCATCCAAAGAATTTGTGCCTTAGTAATATCTAATGTAAGACCAGACGGACCAGTACCATTTAACTTATCACCATTCCAATTTGCCTGTGCTACTTCTGTTTGAGTTCCAGTGGATAAACTCCTTTCCACAAAGTAAAGTGTTGTTCCATTAATCTCAAAATACATTCCATTGTCGGCACCAAAATATCCAACTCTCTGTCTCAAGTTTGCTTTTGGTGTGGCAGGAACAAATGTATTCATCACAAGCAAAGATTTACCTGGCTGATACGAAAATACTTTTGTGGTCTCACGAATAATCTGTGTTCCAGAAGCATTATTCACTGTTAGATTAATCAGACCTTCATTAGCACTAAAAGTAGCAGAAGCAGTGCCAGTAGTAGCAGTTGACCACAGGTTATTATCTCTGTATCTGTGGGAACTATCAAACAGAGTAAGAGGTGCTGATACTCTTTGACGACCAAAAGCATCCGTAGTTCCTGTCGGTGAAGTGGTTACAAATGTTCCTGTTACCGGAATTGGATTGTTGGCATCATTCTTAATTTCCACTTCTGGCATCGTGCCGATATTAACACTACCAGATACTGTTTGAGTTGCTGGAAAATTAGATACAGAAACACTCAAAGCACCACCATTATCATTCTTAATGGGAATACCCTGAGCAGTTGTATTGTTTACTTTAACTTCTGTTCCTACATTTACTGTTCCAGTAATGGTAACACTTTCTGTTCCCAGAGAAACATGAAGTGGGTTGCTTTGGTCAATAGGGTCGCCATCCTTATTGGCAAGCATCACTACTTCATACTCATCATTATTATCACTAGCTAGTGATTGGTCTGAACGGTAAAACTTTGCCATCTATCAACCACCAACAATTTGAATTTCTGTTGCATATACTTTAGCACCACC